TCACCCACCTTTACCGCCCCCCGCCCACAATCCGCCCACACTTTCACGAGAACGCGCGTTATCCAGAGCGGTCGCGACCGCCTCAAGATCGTCGTCAAACAGGTCCGCATACACGTCCAAAGTCATCGCCGCCGAGGCATGCCCCAGCATCCTCTGCACCGCCTTCACATTGGCCCCGGCCGACACCGCGAGGCTCGCAGCGGTATGCCTCAAATCATGCGGAGTCACCCGCGGCACCCGCGACTCCTTGACCGCCCTCGCGAACCACCCCGACGTCGGGTGCGGCCGCCTCAAGTGGGCCCCATCATCGCCGGACCACACCAACGCATCGCGGGCCTTCCCCTCGCACTGACGGCCCAGAAACGGCAGCAGAAACGCCGGCAGCGGCACGGTGCGCCGCCTGTGACTCTTAGGTGTGCCCACGTCGATCTTTCGCCCAGACTGGACCGCGTTCTGCGAGATCGTGGCCCGCTTGCGCAGCATGTCCAGATCGTGCACCCGCAAACCCACAGCCTCACCCCAACGCAACCCGGTGTAGGCCAGGAACAACACCAGACCTTCGTGCTCGCCGGCCGCCGCTGCTAGCGCGCTCACCTGCGGGTGCGTCAGGTACACCGGGCGCTTGCGGCTGGCGCGGGGGAGCTTCACCCCGCTGGCCGCATTCTTCGCAATCAGGTTGTCACGCACGGCATCAGCCAGAATCCGCTGCAGAACAAAGTGCGCCCGCTTGATCGTGGCAGCGCCAAGCGCCTTGACATCAGAGCCGGCATCGCGGCCGAGGTCGGCAATCCACTGCTGTACCGCAGTCGGCCGGACATCACCGAGAGCCACACCACCCCAACGCGGCTCAACACGCAGCCGCCACGTCGTCTCCATCACCGCATAGCCAGACGGCTTCAGATGCCCCCGCTGGCGTTCCAACCACGCCGGCCCCAGCTCACCGAGAAGCACCCGCGCATCCCTCGGCGCGACATACTCGCCCCTCAACTTCGACACCTCGACAGAAGCCGCGAACACCTCGGCGTCACGCTTGGTCACGAACCCCTTCCGGTCCGTCTGCCGCCGGTCAGGCGTCCGATACCGAACCCGGTAACGCGTTGCACCAGAAGATATTTCGTAACGCTCAATCGTCGCCATCTGGACCTGGCCCAACAAGCGTGCTCTTGAGATGCGCAATCTGAGAGAGGTAGAAAGCGCGGGTTTTTCTCTGCTCATCCGTGAGTTCAACGTGGCCAGGAATCTCTTCATTCAGCCGGTCATACCAGTACTGGATCCGGCGACAATCACGCAGGCGTTTTGTGTTTTCCACGTACTCACCCCGATCTTGAGCGGCCCGGCCCGGCTCAAGATCGGATATTCCGCGTTCTCCTGAAAACCATTGCGCTGCATTAAATCCAGTAACTTCTGTGCCGGGAACTACCTCGACGACGTTCGTTATCTCGTCGCTCGGGTCAGGAAACAACAGCGACGTGGGCGAGGTGTTCAATGCGCGGGCCAAGATGAGCATCTCTGCCACTGTCACGGACCGCCGGCGTCCAGTTTCGATTTCGCTCACCGTCGCCCTGCCAATCGGGTAGCCAAGTTCGTCGGTGCGATCGGCGAGCCACTGTGCCGATCGTTTCTTGCCCCGAAGGTCCTTGATAGCCCTGCCTATCCGCTCGGTCATGGACCGCTCCCACTTTTCTGCTGACATGTCCAGCAGGATACGCACCACTTGCAGACCAAGCCAGCGCGGCGTAGTGTGCAGTGATACCCAGCAATATACTGTGAATCTGATGAATTAATCATCAACGGAAGGGGATCAAATGACCAACTCTGCCGGCCCAGTTCCGGGGCTGGCGGCTTTCATCGCCGATCTAGAGAAGACGGTGCCAGTGCACCTGCTTCCTCATATAGCCAAGCCCGAACAGGTCGCGGTCGTTATGCAAACAACCCCGGACTCACTGGCTCAAGACCGCTACCGACGTCGGGGCTTGCCCCACGTGAAGATCGGCGGCCGTGTCCGATACCTCCGCGCAGACGTCCTGAAGTACTTGGCGGACAACCGAATCGGTGGTGACGTCGCGTGACCACCACCACCCAAAGTGAAGCCCCAGAGGCGGCAACCTCCGGGGCTTCTGAACCAACCCTCACCACAAATCAGATTGGAAACCCCATCATGTCACAACACCCCGTCAACAGCGACCAGCAGGCCGCGGATCACCAGCTTGAGCGTTGCGAGAACTGCGGGCGCTACGGCTGGCATTCGACGGAGAAGTGCCCCGACTCCGAGCGCTCCTATTACGGCCATCACGCCTCCTGGTGCATCGACCGCGACGAGGGCCGGCACGACGTCCGCGAACCGTATTGTCAATACCAGGTCGGCGGTGTCGACGGCCGCACCGAGCCCGACTGGATGCGCGTCCAGTTGTGGGTGTCGACGATCACCCCGTTCTTGCACGGCAGCTACACCGCGGAACAGGCACGCGCCGAGGAACGGCATCGCACCGGCGTGCAGATCGCTCGCCTCGTCTACGACGGCAGCGACTGGATCGAGCAGAAAGTCAACCTTCGGTCTGGTGATGCGCGCTCCCTGGCCGCGTTGCTCGTCGCGGCCGCAGACATCAGCGACGGCATCAGCCGGGTGGTGCGCTCGTGATGGCGGCCAAGGTCCGCGAGACGCCGTGTGCCGCGCGCCGGTGCGCCTACGGCACCCAATGCACGTGCGAGCACTACCGGGATTGGCCGATTGACCCGCCGCGGATTCGGCCGTGGTTGGGTCGGCGGGCCGAGGCTTTCCGGTGGGGGCACCGGACCGGGCGCCGAGACGCGTGTCGCCGGTTGTGGCAGCACCTCGACGCCGCTGGCCGCCAGCTCGCCGCTGCGATCGCCGACGAGGGGTCAGATGACGACTGATCAAGTCGAGCGCGGGAAGGAGGCCGCCGAGCAGTGGGCGGCCTCCGCCGACGCGCGGATGCTCGACGATCTCCTGGAAACCATCAAGCGATACGTGATCTTCCCCGATGAGCACGCCGCGGTGGCGACCGCCTTATGGATCGTCACAACCCACGCGCTTCCCGCGTTCGAATGCGCGCCGCGGCTGGTCATCACCAGCCCCGAGAAACGTTGTGGAAAGACGCGGCTGCTCGACGTCATCACCGGCACGTGCCACCGGCCGCTGGCGACCGCGAACGCGACGGTAGCGGCCATCTTCCGCTCGATCGGTGACGACCATCCGCCCACGCTCATCATTGACGAGGCAGACACGATTTTCGGCTCCAAAAAGGTCGCTGAGAACAATGAAGAGTTGCGCGCGCTGCTCAACGCCGGCCACCAGCGCGGCCGTCCCGCGCTGCGCTGTGTCGGACCCATGCAGATCCCCACTGAGTTCTCGACGTTCTGCATGGTGGCGCTCGCCGGCATCGGCGCCATGCCCGACACCATCACCGACCGCGGCGTGAACATCACCCAGCGTCGAAGGTCGACCGGCGAGAAGGTGCAGCAGTACCGGTCCCGCCGCGACGGCCCGAAGCTCCAAGAGATAAGGGAGCGGCTAGCAAAGTGGGCTGCTGGGCACCTCGAGGAGCTGAAGCAAGCCACCCCGGACATGCCAGTGCAGGATCGCGCGGCCGACACCTGGGAACCGCTCATCGCGGTCGCTGACGTTGCTGGCGGGCACTGGCCGGACACCGCCAGAGCCGCCTGCGTCGCGCTCGTCAACGCCGCCGACTCCGCAGACGAAGACAGCTCACTCGGCACCAAGTTGCTCGCCGATATCCGCAGCATCTTCACTGAGCGGACGGTGCCGTTCCTGGCATCAGCCGATCTGGTGTCGGCGCTGCGCAAACTCGACGAGTCGCCATGGAACGACTTCGAGCTAACAACCCGCAAACTCGCCTACCGGCTCAAAGGCTTCGGCATCAAGCCGGAACGCATCGGACATGCCGCCGTACGCGGATACAAGCTGGAGTCCTTGCACGACGCATTCTCGCGGTACATCCGTCAGGAACCGTCAGCATCCGTCGCACCGCAGGTCAAACCACAAAACGGTGCTGACACTTCGAACGGCGCTGACACTTCGATCCGTCAGCGCGAAAACATCCGTCAGCAGGAAACCGCAGCTCAAACACCATTGCTGACGATGCTGACGGATGCTGACGGATGTCCGGCAGAAACCAGCCAAAAACCCTCACCCGCCACCATGCCCAAACGCCGACCTCCACTGTGCCCCGGCTGCCGCCGCGCACCCGCCAACAGCAAAACCGGCGTCTGCGACTTCTGCTCAGCAAAGCAAAGGAAGAACCCAACATGGACTACCACCACCGCATCAGCAACACACCACTGACCGCGTTGCCCGACGACCTCATCCACGTCTCCGGCCCCATCCGCCTCATGATCGGACGCGCACCCGAACGCAAACTCAGCGTCGGCCTACTCATCGACGCACCCCCACCCCTCGGCGCCATCGAGGTCCACCTGACCGGACCACAAGTCCACGACCTGGCCCACCAGCTTCATTCGCTGGTGAACCTCGAACGCGCCGAACTGGAACTACTCATCGACCGCCTACACGACAGCAACCAGTAGATGACCCTCAAGCCATGCCTCGTCTGCGGCCAACCCGCAGCAAACAGCCGATGCGACGAGCACCGGGTGAAGGACACCCGCGCAGCTCGTCGCCGCCCCGGCCAAGCCGCCCACGACCCACGCTGGCGCGCCATCTCCACCCAAGCCCGCCGCGCGCAGCCGTGGTGCGACGACTGCGGATCTGCCAGCGACCTGACCGCCGACCACGTGATCCCGAAGACCGTCGCACCCGAGCTGGTCCACTGCATCGAGAACGTGGCAGTGCGCTGCCGGTCGTGCAACTCGATCCGCGGCAACACCGGCTACACCGACGACGACGCACAACGCGTCCTAGCCGCCCTCACCGCCACCTACCGCCGCCACCCCACCCGCACCGGCCGCGAACGCATCGCCGCCGCTGAGCGTGCCCTGTTGACCTGGGGAGGCACCCCCAGCAAAGGGGATTTCAGCCGCGCCGTTAAGGCGCGGGGCGCGTTACACTCTCTACCTGCGGTTTTGCGTTCCGGCTCTGGGGGGTCAGCTACCGCGTCGGGGGTGTTGTGAGGGCGGGGCCGAAGGCGTCGGTTGATCCGTCTGCGTTGCCGTGGCGGCCGCGGTCGGTGGGTTCTGCCCGGTTTGGCCGGTTCTGTGAGCGGTACGTGAAGGTGCCGAAGGGTGTGGGTGCGCGTTCGCCGTTGCGGCTGCGGACCTGGCAGCGGGATTTGGTGGGTTCGGTGTTGGATGCGGACCCGCAGCCGCGTACCGCTGGTTGGATGCTGCCCAGAGGGCAAGGGAAATCGTCGCTGATGGCCGCGTGGGGCTTGTATGAGCTGTTCACGGGTGGTGAAGGCGCCACTGTGTGTGTGGTCGCTGTCGATGAGCGCCAGGCCGGCATCGTGTTCGGCATCGCCCGCAGGATGGTCGAACTCGACTGGCATCTGGAATCGCGGTGTCAGGTGTTCAAGGAGCGTCTGGTGATTCCGGTTCGTGATGCGCAGTTTCATTGTCTGCCAGCGGAGCCCAAACGGTTGGAGGGTCTGGATTATACGTTGGCGATTCTTGATGAGGCGGGTGTTGCCAACCGCGACTCGTACGAGGTGCTGACGTTGGCGCAGGGTAAGCGGGAACGCTCGACGTTGGTGGCTATCGGTACACCCGGCCCGAACCTCGACGACCAAGTGCTACTCGACTTGCGTGCGTATGCTGCTGAGCATCCCGAGGATTCGTCGTTGGTGTGGCGGGAGTTCTCGGCGGCCGGGTTCGAGCATCACCCGGTGGATTGCGTGCACTGCTGGGAGCTGGCGAACCCGGCGCTGGATGATTTCCTGCACCGGGATGCCTTGCATGCGTTGTTGCCGCCGAAGACTCGGGAGGCGACGTTTCGGCGGGCGCGGTTGTGTCAGTTGGCGGCCGACACCCAGGGGGCATTCTTGCCCGGTGAGGTGTGGGACAACCTGGCCACGGGTAGGGGTGTGCCTGACCGCGCCGAAGTCGTGGTGGCGCTGGATGGTTCGTTCTCGGATGACACGACCGCGCTTCTGGTGGGGACGGTTTCGCCGGAGCCGCATTTCGATGTGGTTGCGGTGTGGGAGCGGCCGCACCGCGAGGACGTCGATTATCGGGTGCCGATCGCTGATGTGGAGGACACGATTCGTGCGTGCTGCCGCCGCTGGCAAGTTGCCGAGATCGTCGCTGACCCGTTCCGCTGGACCCGCACGCTGCAAGCGTTGGAGGCCGAGAGGCTGCCCGTCGTTGAGTTTCCGCATTCACCGGCCCGGTTGACCGCAGCGACCACCGACCTCTATAGCGCCGCGGTGAATGGCCGCATATCGCATAGCGGTGACGCGAAGTTGGCGGCCCACGTCGCGGCCGCGGTCATCGTTGAGGACGCCCGAGGGATGCGGCTGTCGAAGGGATCGAGGTCGCGTACCGCCGCCAAGATCGACCTGGCCGCCTGTCTGGTCATGGCTCATAGTCGCGCCACGTGGCGCGCAACCCACAAGAAGCGAAGGAAGACAAGGAGTTTCAAATGACAGACAACCCGCTACTGACCACACTGATGCAGAAGCTTGACGAGCCCGCCGCCCGCTACAACGAACTCGGCCTGTATTACAAGGGTGAGCAGCCGCTTGCTTTCTTGTCGCCAGAGTCCAAGGCCGCGTTGGGGGATCGGTTCGGGCGCATGGCTTCCAACATTCCGCGACTCGCGGTGACTGCGCTGGCCGAACGCCTGCGGGTCACCGGTTTCACCGGGGATGCCGCCGATCTGTGGGACGATTGGCTCCGCAACGACTTGGACCAGCTCTCGGGTGTCGCGCACCGCGAAGCGCTGCTTCTCGGCGACTCGTATGTGATTGTGTGGGCTGATGCGCTCGGCCGGCCGAAGGTCACAGTTGAATCGGCGAAACAGGTTGTGGCCCAGCATGACCCCGGCACGAGGCAGATTGTCGCGGCAGCCAAGCGGTGGGAAACCAAGACCACAACCGAGGTCATGCTCTACGAGCGCGACCAGATCAGCCACTACCGGGCCAACGCCACCGGCGCAACCACGGTCGGCTACAACCTGGTTGGGACACTGGCTAATCCACTTGGCGCGGTCCCGGTGGTCAACATCCGCAACGCTGACCTGATTCTCGGCGAGCGGGGCTGCTCGGAAATCGACGACCTCAAGCCGCTTGTGGACGCGCTCAACAAGCTGCTGATCGACATGATGACCACGAGCGAGTTCACCGGGCGGCCGCGGCGTTGGGCCACCGGAATCGAGCTGACCGAAGAGCCTGTGTTGGACGAGGAGGGCAACCCGGTTCTGGACCCCGACACCAACGAACCGGTCACCACCGAAGTCAACCCGATTCCTGAGGGCAACCGCGCCATGATCAGCGAGGAGCAGGGAGCGCGGTTCGGGCAGCTCGACGCTGCCACGCTCACCGGTTACGAAAACGCCGTCAACATCCTGCTCGGCCAAATCATGGCCGTCTCAACGCTTCCCGCGCATTACATCGGGGTCATGACGGACAATCCGGCCTCCGCTGACGCGCTGCGGGCGGCCGAGGCATCACTGACGGCTCGTGCTGAGGCCCGGCAAGCCACCTTCGGCAGAGCCTGGGAACAGGTCGCCAAGCTCATGCTGGCGGTTCGTGACGGGCGTGACCCGTTACAGCTCGAGGCGCGGGTGCAGTGGGCTGACGCTGCCACCCGCAGCGTGGCTCAGGAGGCCGACGCGGTGGTGAAGCTGTATCAGGCCGACCTGCTACCCGCCTCCTATGCGCTGGCCAAGCTCGGCTACTCGGACGACGAAATCTCGAAAATCCGAGTAGCCCGCCGCGCCGAAGCCCTCGACACCGCCGGCGTCAACCTCCTTTCCGCCGCGCCTGAACCGAGGCCGGCCGCATGACGCTCGTCGAGGACTACCAGGCCAGGACGGGCGCCCTGGCCGACAGGACCGCGGCCCGCGTCGCCGAGGTCTACGCCGCTATGCGGGCCGGGCACATCACCACCGAGGAAGCCGAAGAGCTAATCGCGACCCTGGTCAACACCGCCAATGCGGCTTCGTTCTCGCTGGCCGACGCCTACGTTGCGCTACAGATCGAGAAGGCCACCACCTTGCCGGCACCAACGACCGGCATCGCGCCGGTAGATGACTACGAACGCCTGCTGCAAGCCGCGCACACGATCCTCGACGGGCTGATCGGCATGATCAAACCCGCTGCCGGCACTCAACCCCAGGGGCGCGAGCTTGCGCCCGACAGCGATCCCGTACAGGTCGTCGGGATGCGGTTGGAGCGGCTGGCCCGCTCGGAACCCTTGGAGACCGGGCAGAACGCCGCCGTGGCCGCCATGACCGAACAACCCCTTGTCGAGGGCTGGGTACGGCAGATGGACGACAACCCCTGCCAACTCTGCCAATGGTGGTGGCGCGAGGGCCGCATCTGGCCGAAAGTCCACCCCTTCCAATCACATAAGGGCTGCAACTGCGTACCCGAGATCGTCCTGGTCGAAAGCGTTCGACCCACCGAATTCAGTAGACGCCTCGAACGGGCCAACGCCCCAACAGGAACCCACTTCCCAAGATAGGAGAACAACACCATGCCCGACGAAGAAACCACGGCCACAACCTCGGGAGTGAGTGACACCGCGTCGCCCACTCCCGAGGTTGAGCGGGAGCCTGACTCCCCGGCAACCGAAGCCGAGCCCGAAGCCGAAGAGCCCGAAACCTTCCCACGCGCCTACGTCGAGAAACTGCGGCAAGAGAACGGCCGGTACCGGCAACGCGCCCAACAAGCCGACCAGTATGCGCAGCGGTTGCACACTGAGCTGGTCCGGGCCACCGGCCGCCTTGCCGACCCAACCGACCTACCATTCAACGCCGAGCACCTCGACGACCAGGACTCCCTGACCGCGGCCATCGATGACCTGCTGGCCCGTAAGCCGCACCTGCGTGACCGGCGCCCGATCGGTGACATCGGCCAGGGGGCAAAATCGCCGGCTGCCGGCACTGTGGACTTGGCGGCGATCTTGCGGGAACGCGCAAAGTAGGCCAGCTTCGAGGGGATACGCGCTGGCCGGGAAGTGTGCCGCCCACGCGCGCCAGCCGGGTATTCTGTAGATGCCAGCCCTGGTGGCTAGGCCCCGTTTTCGTCCTGGTGGCGTTGGGATTCCCCCCGAATCCACTGACCTTCAACGTGAAGGTCACCGTCACGTAAGGACATTCAATGGTCGAGACGACCGCCGCTAACCCGCAGTTGCTGGCCGATCAGGTGTCGGCGCTGCTCGTACAGCCCCTCGAAGCCGCAAGTGTTGTGCTCTCATCCGGGCCCAGGATCTTCGACACCTCTGGCGTGCTCCGCATTCCCAAGCTGACCAAGTCCTCGACGGTCGGCTTCATCGGCGAAAACGAGCTGATCCCCTCCGATCACGACACGACTTTCGATGAGGTCGTACTGATGCCCACGGACCGCAAGAGCATCAAAGTGATAGAACGATACAGCCGCGAACTCGCGCGACAGGCCGTCATCGGCATCGACGCCACCCTCAAGAACCGCTTGGTGAAAGTGGTCTCGGACAAGCTGGACCTCGCGCTGCTCACCGGCGCCGGCCAAGCCACCAACGAGGTACAGGTCATCACCGTCACCGGCGACCCGTTCACGGTGTCGTTCCGCGGCGTGAGCACCGCCGGTTTGGCTGACGACGCCGACGCGGCCACCGTCGAAGCCGCCTTGCAGGGCCTGTCGACGATCGGGGCCGGTAACGCCACCGTCGCCGGCAGCGCAGGCGGCCCCTACACGGTGACCTTCGCCGGCGCCCTGGCCGCCACCGCCGTCGACCAGCTCGAGGCCACCAACGCAACCGTGACAACCACCACCGAAGGTGAAGCCGCCAACGGCATCAAGGGCCTGATCAACCAGCCGGGTGTACAAACCGGGACGCTGGATGTCACCGACGCCGACAGCCTCTTGGACGCTATCGCGCTGGCATCGGCGGCCGAAGTCATGCCGAACAGGTGGTTCGTCAACGGCACCGACTTCATCGCGTTGCGCAAGCTGAAGACGAATGACACGGATTCAAAGCAGTATTTGCTTGAATCCGATGTCACGTCCGGGCCCACCTACCGGCTGTTCGGTGTACCCGTCACTGTGACGAATAAGCTCAAGGCGGGTACGGCGGTCCTGGCCGACGTCTCCCAAGTGGCCGTAGCCCGCGACATGGCCCCGTCCGTGACCATCCTCTCCGAACGCTATGCCGACTATGACCAGATCGGGATTCGGGTGGTCACCCGCTACGACCTCGGGTTACTGCACCCGCAGGCCGTCATCGTCCTCACGGCCGCCTAACGATGGCCACCGTCTCTGAGGCCGACGTCGCCGGGCTGCTGAACACCACGATCAGCAGCCCCGGCGCCGCCATCCCCATCATCACCGCCATGGCCAAGGCGTACACGCGCGGCCGCGGCTTCGACGACGGCCCCACCGCCGACGAACCCAACACGGAGATCGCCGCCGTCATCACCACCGCCTCGGCCCGGCTCGCGGCCAACAGCCGCCAACTCAACGCCAGCACCACCACCCCCGACATCACCATCGACAAGCGCACGTTTTTTCAGGGCTGGACCCTGGCCGAGCTCGCCGTCCTCAACCGGTACCGGGTGCGCGCCCAATAGCCAGGTGGCCCCGGCAGCGTCAAACCCCCGCATTCGGTCGACACGGTGGTAAGGGCACCTCATGACGCCGGCAATCCTCCGGTGAGGGTGTACCTGCGCCACCGGGGCCACCGCCCACACCGCGCCCACAATCCGCCCACAGTTACAGATAAATTTTGTTAACTACAGTCATGTGTTTTTGCAGGTAAACCGGGTTCAACCCCTATGACCAGGTGCCTGATTAGAACCATGACTTCTTCTCCGGATCCGGGTCGAGCTATGTGATCGGCAAGGCGGTCGTCACCGAGGACGATGACTGGGACTTCTAGAGTCGCGGGAAAATGGGCCATTGTTCGGCCGGACTCCGAGGCCAGCAAACACTGACCTGATGCGGTAACTAGCTACTACGTCGAGTTGATCTTTGACATGGGCGGACCGTTCGATGCGGACGCGGAGGCGCATTTCGACGAGGTTGCCGAGGCATTCGCCAAGCTCACCAATGTGGACCGCGACGTCGGCGTAGACCTGGAGAAGGAGCTGTGCATGACGGTGGAGGCCGATGACCGCTCGGACGCGCTCGTCACAAGGCGTTTGTTGCCGCGCGTACCGCGGTGCATACCGCTGGCGGCGCGACTGGCACCTGGGACAATTGGCTGCCCAAGCTGCTGGAATCCGATAGCTACCGGTCGAGCGTCACGCCAAGCTCGTTGA